GATCCTAAACCAGGAAGTGGGGATCCAGCAGCTGATCCATTATCTAAGTTAGCAGAAGAAGATCGTAGCACTATTACTAAGCTTATTGAAGACAAGGTTAAAGAAAGTATAAAAGATATTAAAACAAAGCTTGATAGTGCATACAATTCTCGAGATGAAGCTCTTAAAAAGCTAGAAGAAATAGATAAGAAAAAGCGTAAAGAAGAATTAGAGGCACTTGAAGCTGCAGGTAAGCATAAAGAAGCCTTTGATCTTAAAATAGTTGAAGCTAATGATAACTATGCAAAATTAGAACTCGAGAATAAAGGTTTAAAAGACCAAGTATTAGAACTAACTCGAAACGCAGATTTGAGAGAAAAGCTTGGTGATTTAAAATTTAGAACACCTAAAGCAAAAGACATGGCTTTCAAGGATATAAGTAGTCAACTGGTAAGGAATGATAAAGGTGAATGGGTACACAGATCTGGGGTTTCTCTGAATGACTTTGTAGTGGCATTTGCCAAAGATGAAGCTAATGGCTTTCTCTTTATGGCTGAAGAAAACATTGGTGCAGGTACAGGAAAACCTGGCACTAGTGGAGACTCTGCTGTTAAGTCACTGTTTGCAAGATCTCAAGCTGAGGTCCTTAAAATGGCGGCAGAAGGCAGGTTGCCTAACCAAAGATAGCTAAGGAAATTAAATGGGTGCTCGTAAAGACGTTCCTGGTGCAACTGAGTGGGTTCTTCAAGAATCCATTGCAGCCTACACCGATGAAGCATATACCAATGCCAAGAAGTTCCTTGGCACTGGCGTTACTGGTGCTGAAGCCCAGGTCGATACTAGCGGAGAGACCTTTATTGGTCAGCTACGTTGGAAGAAGCCCTTAAAGCCAGTTATCAATATTGTTTCGCTAGTTGATCCTACTGAAGGTCAGCGGACTAGTGTTAATACGGATATGGCGAAGTATGTCAAGACCGTACGTTCACATGGTGCTCGTCAAGTTAATATGCAAGTTGTTGTATCTCAAGAAGATGGCTTAGCTAAGATTGGTAAAGATTTCTCCGAGACTAAGGCTACAGATCAGAATGATGCCCTTATTGCAATTATGAAGGGCGTTGCAGTTTCTGAAGCAATGGTTGGTGCTGGAAGTGCTGGTGGTAGCACTGGTCTTGGCGGTCAGACATTTGACAATGATCCTGAGAATCCAGCTTATGGTTTCTATGTTGACTTAGGTTTAAATAAGCTTATTCTGGATGCAACTACTGCTATACAAGGTGCTGCTCGTGCTCAATTCTTCCTGGATGCTCTTGGTATGGCATGGAAGGATTATGAGCCGCCTTATGCTTATCTGACAGTGACTCCTGCTGTCTTAGCGTCATTACGTGCTGCTAACATGGTTGATACTGATCGTGTTTCTGAAGGCAATATGGAATTTAGCACTATATTAGCTGGCAAGTTCAGGCTTATTCCTTCCCGTACTAACTTATCGTTTAGTGCTACTGAGCTTACCAACCTTAATGCAGGTGCTGGTGTTAACATTGTTGGTCCTAAGACTTCAATGATTATCTTACCTAATAGCATTATCATGGAAGAGATTAATGTTCCGCTGCCTGTTGAAATCCAACGTGTTGCAGCTAGTTACAATGGTGGCGGTACTACTGACATTTGGTATCGTTGGGGCTATATTCTGCATCCAAGGGGCTATACCTGGAATGCGAATGAAGATGCCTTCGCTAGCAATGGTGCCTATTGGGAAGTAGGGGTTAGTGGTGATGAATATGCACCATTAGCTTCAGCCCCAGCTGCTGATCCCACATTTAAGGGTGCTTTTGTTCGCAAGACATCCTCAGTCCTGTCATTAGGTGTCCTTCCAATTTTCCATAGCTAATACTTAACGCTATCCACAAAGGAGGTCGATATGGCTTTAGAGGTAGGAGTCAATTCTTATGTAAGTTTAGACGAGGCAGAAGCTTACTTTGCAGATCGCATTAATGTAGGTTCTTGGACTGAAGCCGACGACCTTACTAAGGAGCAGGCTTTAGTCACTGCTGCTAAACAACTGAATCTGACCCGGTGGATAGGCGTTATAGCAGATAAATCTCAAACCCTTGCTTTTCCGCGAATAGGTTCTTATTACGAGCCTTTATACAATGATGTTGTTGAATTAGATGGTACTATAGTTCCTGTCAGAATATCTACAGCTAATATGGAACAAGCATATCATTTAATAAATAATGATGATGTGCTAGACTCTTCTGGGTCCCCTAATAGAATTAAAGTTGATGTCATTGAGATAGAAGGGTTGCAGTCTGGAGCTGCTAGAATTCCAGTTATGTCTAATACTGTGTCGGATTTAATAACTCCGCTAATGTATGAAAGTGGCATGACTGGATATGGCTCTGGTAGACCTGCAGGTGCCTGGTGGCGGGCTAATTAAGGAGGATACTTATGAGAAGCATGGTTAAGGCTAATGTTAGAAAAGCATTTGCACTACTGGGTGATTTAAAGACCCCACTTACATTTATGGGTAAGCAAGCTGATTCATTTGACTATGATAATGGTGTTCCTATCTTTGGAGAGGAAATCATTAGAACAGTCCTAGGTGTTGAAACAAAGGTTAAACGAGAAGATAATACAGTGGTTACTAGGCTAATTATTAATTATGAAGATTTTTCTGATATAGATGCAGTAGTACCTGCTCTTTATACTAAAGTAAGGGTACGTAATTCTATTTATCAATTATTAAATCCTGCCACTAATAACGGTTATTCTTTAACCCTAGAACTCAGTGAAAGCACAGTATGAGCGCTGTATTAAATCGATTCACTACCCTACAAGATCATCTGTTTAAGATATTCGCATCTTCAGCTTGGATATCAGAACAGTTAGCTATCATACCTAAAGGTTTTGTAGGTTCTAAACCTACACAAGAGTATATTGAATTTAACCCTGTTATTAATGGTCCTAAAGATGGGGATAGTCTTGCTGGGCTCCTTTACATTGATATCTACACTAGTTTAGATGCAGGACCCAAAAGAGCAGCAGAAATTGCTGATATACTTGATAGATATTTAGCAGGTAAATCATTTCAAGCTGATGAATATGCTGTAACTCAATTCCAAAAAAGTTCTAACTTTGAAATTCGTGGTCAAGCTCTGAACGGTAAGGCATTCATCATGTCTTATTACCAAATTCAATTCGGCTTTTTTCGGAAGGAATCCTGATGGCACATATTGCTTCAATTGGCGCGGGGATGTATTCGGACTTGTCTGTTGGCTTTAATGCCACAGGCGTAGCCCCTCCGCCAGATCTTACCATAACTCCTGTAGCACTTGAAGCCGCTTTCCATGCGATGTTTGCAGATGAGATTGCAGCTGTTGGTGGTGTATTAGGAGCTAATACTTTTGTTCGCATAAAGAATGTCCGTACGTTCCCAGCTATTGGCACTCCGCCAAACATTGTTAATGTTCCAACTTATGGCCAAGCTACTTCTCTCCAGATTCAAGGTCAAGCTGATGCTCCTTCGATGGAAGTGACATTGAACTATGTTGCTAGCGACTGGGCTTCTGGTACCCATCTGGGCGATATGATTGGTAGCGGTAAGCAAGGCACATTTCGTTTTGCTTTGCTTAATACACCTCCAGTAGAGTGGGGTTCGCTACCTGCTGAGATTGGCCAAGCTGAAAATACGCTTTGGTACTTCGTCGGTAAGATCGACTCACTGTTAGTGACTCCGAACTTAACTGATGCCAACCAGGCGACAATTGCAGTTACCATGAACTCAAAAGTTTATGGTGCCTACACTATTGCTAAGACTTAAATTATTGTAGTACTAAAAGCGCTCTTAACCGGGCGCTTTTTACGAAAATCCGACATGTTGTAATAAAGGGAATTATACATCATGAATGATGTAAAGCATAGAGCACCCTTTGATATGCGATTCGTCTACAGTATTACGATAAATCATATGCAAAGATGCATAACGACTAGTATAGATAAGACGTTTAATCGCATTCCTGAATTTGAAGGTGATGTTGATAAATCAACTGAAATCTTCAAAACACTTGCCATGTTACATAACATGCGCAATAACCTCAATCGTTTGTTGAGTAATACCGGAGAGAATCATGGGATTAAAAGAACTGGTCAATAAGCGTATAACCAAATCTATTAAATTTATGGGTGAAGATATCAAGATTAGTAAACTTACAGTAGCTGAGATTACAATAATTAGAGAGCAAGCGAAGATAGCTAAAGATTCAACTAATGATGCAGATAATCTTGAGATTCTCAAACAGATTGTAGTTAAATCTGTAGAAGGTGGTGAAACGCTTACTGATGATGATTTTCAGAACTTCCCAATGGATGATCTCTCTAAATTATCAAATGAAATTATGAAATATTCTGGTTTAGATACTACCCCTGCTGCAGGTGAAAAGGGAAAATGACATTAGCGCCTGACAGGTTTATTCTTTTTGAAATAGCTTATAATTTAAGAATGCCTGTATTTGAATTAGAGTTAAATATGCCGAATGAAGAATTATTAGAATGGATAGCCTATTTCGAAAGACGACCTGTAGATTGGCGCGATGACCTAAGATTTTATCGAATACTACAATCACTAGGTGTAAAAGCTAAACCTGAAGAAATATTTGAGTCTATAGCTAGTATTAAGAAGATGGAAGCTTATGATGCTGAAAGAGAAGCGTTTATGAAAACATCAAAAGAATTAACTACTTCATTAAAAAGATCATCTTTCTTTACAAAGCTATTAGGCGCACAAGGAGGTGATACACCTGAATTCTTAAAGGAGATGTAATGGGAATAAAAGTTAGCGGCTTAGAAAGGACGATTAAAGGCTTAGACAGGCAGCTTAGAAATGAAGTAGGTGCTAAATTAGATATTAGCTTAGAAAAGATGAGAATATTATTAGCTGATGCAACACCTGTAGACACAGGTAGAGCTAGAGATGGTTGGCGAGTTGATGGTAAAAATCTTGTTAATGATGTAGAATATATTTCCGCCCTCAATGAAGGCCATTCTCCACAAGCACCAAGCCATTATATAGAGATAACTCTATTACATGTGGAAGGAGTTACTCCTAATGGCATTATAGTGCAAGAGACAGGTAATAAATCATGAGTGGTATACTTGTCGAAGTAGATGTAAAAAGAGGTAGTTCAACCAAGTCTATTAAAGATATTGCAACTGGCCTTAGTAGTATTAAATCATCAGCAGATCAAGCAGGTAGCTCAATAGATAAGATGTCTCAAAAGAGTTTTAAAGGTGCAAGTACTAGTGTAAAAGAATTAAATGATGGATTAAAAGATACAGGTAATGTAGGTACTAAATCTTTTAAACAAATAGGTGATTCTACAAGTGATTTAAATAAGCAGTTAGATGGTGTTAATAATGCAACTAAAGGTGTAACTGATGGTTTTAGTAAATTAAAAGGAATGGTTGTTACTTTAGGAGCTGCACTCACAGGTTTAGCATTCTTTAAAATGTCAGATGAACTTATTACATTAAATAATAAATTATTACTAACTACAAATAGTGCTACTCAGTTAGCAGGTAGATTTAGAGAAGTAGCTTCAATGGCTTTGGATACTAGAGTTAATATTAACTCTATGGTAAATTTATATACAAGAATGTCTATTGCTACTAAAAATTTAGGTGTATCTAGCTCAGATTTAAATAAAGTAGTTACTACTATAGCTAAGAATATGGCTTTAATAGGTGAATCTCAAGAAGCAGCTTCAGCTATACAACAATTAGGTCAAGCATTAGCATCTAATAGACTACAAGGTGATGAATTAAGGTCTATAGCTGAAAATGCACCATTACTGTTTAAGTCTATAGCAGATGGTATGAGAGTTAGCGTTGGTACACTTAGGTTACTTGGACAAGAAGGTAAATTAAGTGCTGAAGAAGTATTTAATGCTATTTTAAGTCAATCTGATAAAGTAGATGCAGCGTTTAAAAGATCATCAGTTACTTATGGACAGGCTTTTACTAATATAAGTACTGCTATAACATTATTGCTCACTAGAGTTACTAGAGGTGTAAACCAATGGGGGCTAGCAGATAGTATAAATAAATTATCTAAAGTTATATTTGATTTAGTTGATCCTTTAGATCATATTTTATTCTTAATACAGAATAAGCTAATTGTTATTGCTAGTTATACTTTAAGACTTAAAAAATTATTTATGGATAATCTTGCAGCACCTTTAGCATTAATAAAAGAAATTTTAGAAGATGTGCAATCTATCTTTGCATATGTGTTTAATATTGTAGCTACTGAGCTTAATAAAGTACTTTCACGTTTTGTCTCATTTAGAATTGGCATGATGAATGCTAGAAAATCTACAGAGGACTTAGCTGCTAGTTTAGATAAGTTTGGTAAAAAGATATCATCAATGTTTGATAGTATAGACCTTGTAGGTTTTAAAAAGAATCTATTAGATTTCGTAATCTATTTTACAAGCGTGTTAGATAGCT